ATATAAATCAAATACACAAACGGAAAAGAATATCGCATGGTTTCTGCCACGTCCTAAAAAAGATAGATATAAAGGAGGCATGCCTCTTTATTGTGAGGAATGGCTAATTGATTTGGCTAAAGATATTTTAGGATGTGAGCCCACAATATTGAATCTTTTTTGCGGCATGAATAAGTCAGGGCTCAGGGTTGATATAAAGCCTGAAGTGAATCCAGATATACTTTGTGATGCGCATAGTTTTTCCGATAAGTTAAATGGGCATAAGTTTAATCTGATTATTGCCGATCCACCATATTCAACACAAGAGGCAAAAGATATTTATGGCACTCCTCCATTAAAATATAAAAAGTGGGCTGCTGAGTGTGATAAAGTTTTATTAGAGGGCGGGCTCTTTGTTGTTTACCATAAGAACGTAATGCCTAATCCTAATCCAGAAAAATATATTGTAGTTAAGAGAGTTTTTATTGGGAATAGGAGCGGTCATTTACCAAGAGTAGCAATTTATTTTCAAAAGAAACAATTATGTGTGGAATCGCAGGAGCAATAGGAACTAAAGCATACGACATCGCCGACAAGCAGCAGCATCGCGGCCCCGATAACTTCAGCGTTAATGAAACGTTCGCGCATAACAGGCTTAGCATTATAGACCTCAGTGCATCGGGTAATCAGCCAATGACCGAAGGCAGTTATGAACTTACTTTCAATGGAGAAATATACAACTACAAAGAGTTGTTTTCATACCTCAGCCCTCACGATGATATGGGTGATTACACAATCCCTGGCGATGCAAGAGTGTTCTTAAAGTACATCAATCGCTTCGGGTTAGACAAGGCGCTGAGAGATGCGAACGGTATGTGGGCATTTGGGCTGAAGCAGGGCAACACTATCACTCTTTGCGTCGATAGATTAGGACAGAAACCATTATATTATTACCATGATAACGAAATATTCGCGTTTGCATCGTGTCCGTCGGCGCTGCTGCATCTCAAAGAGAAGTGGCAAATCAGAGAGCAAGGACTTGCTAGTTACTGGAAGCTGGGAGCAATCATGCAACACTCCATTTGGGACGGCATTAAGCGAGTATATGCGTCAGAAAAGGTCATTTACGACATCAACACTAAAGCTATTACAACAGTACGATACTGGCAACCTGAATATAAACCAAACGAAGATTTAAGAGAGTTGGTTGTGGACGCTATCCGCAAGGTTAAGGTTGCCGATGTTCCGGTTTACATCTTCCTCAGTGGTGGCATTGATAGCAGTGTTGTTGCTTCGCAAGGGTTCTCACATGCTGTTCACATGGATGGACCTGAATACAAGTACGCTGAGCAGGTGGCGCAGCGATTCAACATCAATCTTCATGTTGTTTCACCTGGTAAGTTCGATGCTGTTGAGTGCATGACCGATTACGTGCGCAAGTGTGGCGAGCCATCGATGGCAGCACTAATCCCTTACATCGTTTCACGTGAAACGGAGAAGCTATGTAAGGTTGCCGTGAGTGCTAACGGTGCGGATGAACTTTTCTTTGGTTATGATAGGACGCAAGAGGAAGTATCATTAGAACAGCTAAGGCATATATTTAGATATCCAGGAAACTGGCTTGATGATTATAAGAGGGCACCGGATAGAATGTCGCAAGGTCGATGGTTTGAGCTTCAAACCTACGTGCAGCATGACTTGAATAAAACTCTTGACTTCGCTTCGATGGCTCATGGGCTTGAGGTTCGATCACCTTTCCTTGATCATCGCTTAGTCGAAGCAGCGCTCAGCGTTCCACAAGAAAAGATAGGCCGCAAAGCATTGCTGAAAGATATGCTGCGCGGTATGGGCTTCAATGATCAGTTCCTGAATAGGCCTAAGATGGGATTTACTTTGTTTCAGAAGCCAGTTAATTACGATGTTAATGGCGCTTACCAGTGGGCACTGAAGGAAGGATGGCTGAAGGATGCGAAGCGATCACCGCGCGATCATCAGTACCTCAAGGCCTCAGCGTTTAGTTTTCGTATTTGGTGGGAAACGTTTAAAGAGAAAATAGTATGAGCCAGTTAAATCTTAATAGAGATCTACTTTGGGCCGTTGTTGATGATGGCAGAATATTTATTCATACTGCCGATGGGAAAAGAATAGTAGGAGAAATATTCTGTAGAATTACAGACGAGAATGGAAGTTTACCAAAAGTTATTTTAAAGGCAATCGTAAATGTAGTTGGTAGTGTCGAAGAGATGAACGAAAAGATTGAGTTCTATAATGCAAGATGACCGTCCTTATTCCATACACCGACGATCGCAACAACGGCACAGAATTACTACATTCAATCCGCAGCCTCGTTAAACATTTCCGGGCAATGGATAACGTAGTTGTTGTTGGTGACCTGCCGAGATGGTACAGTGGCGATCACATACCGTTAAGAGATATTCCAATAAGAAGAGAGTATTCAATGTACATCAAAGCAATGACAGCGGCAAAGCAATATAACTTAACTGAGTTCTTATACAGCACCGATGATCATTTTTGTCTTACTGACTTCGATGAATCATTACCAAACTATTATACTTCTGATTGCAAGTCTAAGGCGCTGAGTAGTACTTCGGGAAGATACAGGCGGATGTATGCCAATTGTCCAGAAGGATGGTTAAACTTCGATTGCCATACGCCGATAATGATGCGTCCGTTTGCTTACGTTTCAACAAGGAATGAAACAGATACACCAATCAAATCAACTTATGCAAATGGTGCCGGGGTTACTGGAACGCCGATAGTTGATTGTAAGTTTTTCAATGGTCACAGTTATGAACAGATCAAAGCGATCATCGCGCAGCGGCAATTCTTTTCAACTTCACCATTTAGTCAGAACAAGGATATGCTGAGGGTGTTAGATGAACTTTATCCTGAGAAGTCTCATTACGAGAAATAATGTTTACCTTAACAATAGTTTTTCATGAGTATAATTTTCCATAAGCATTCCGAGCCCTGTTTCTACAGGGCTTTATTTCGCATAGTGATTTTTACATAGGCGCTTATCAGGATTTGGGCCTCTTGTTTCTACAGGAGGCTTATTAATGTTGGCACATCACTTGTGACACTTCCCAAATATAGAAATCGCTTTTTCTGTTTTTAAGCCTCTGAGGTTCGTCACTTCGGAGGCTTTGCCATGACCGGTGTAGAAATATTTCCTTTATGAATTAAATTTTTGTTTATCTTTCCCATCCAGAACGTCTTTACAACGTTCTTGGCAAATGAAATTAATAAGCAAACGGGTTACCGGCCGCTTTTTGTAACGCCTCTGCACAAGCAGGGGCATTGTCATTTATAAGAGTTATGATTAGAAAAACTTGGAATAATTACAATAGCTATGAAAGATTAAAAGTAGTTGATTATGTAGTTCTTGCTTTTGTTGCTGGTGGCATAATAGGATTTTTAATAGGTTTTATATCATGGTGCTAACGATAAAACAAACCGAAGTTCTTGACTTATTGGAAGACAAGGTTACAAACGAGATCCTTGCTGGTGGAGCTGCGGGCGGTGCAAAGAGTGCAATAGGTTGCTATTGGCAGCTAAAACAGCGCAATAAATACCCGGGAACGCGTGGATTCATGGGTAGGGCAAGGATGAAAACGCTCAAGGACACAACACTCAAAACCTTCATTGAAGTTGCCACAGACAAAGAGCGCTATGGCCTGGGATTTAAGAGAGGTGTTCACTTCGATATAACGAGCGCCCAAGACCCGGAAAGCCCAGGTTGCATAGAGTTTAAAAATGGTTCTTTGATATTCCTTCGTGATTTGTTCCTTTATCCATCTGATCCTGAGTTCGATGATCTTGGCTCACTGGAAATAACTGATGCTTACATCGACGAGTGCAGCCAGGTCAGCGCCAAAGCAAGGGAGATATTGGGTTACCGGTTACGCTATGGCCTTGATAAGTGGGGTTTGATTCCAAAGATTCTTTATACTTCCAATCCGGTAAAAGGATGGTTGTATGATGAATTTTACAAACCATCGGTTGACGGTAAACTGGATAGCAACAAGGCTTTCGTTCCTATGTACGTTTGGGATAATCCTTATGCGCCCAGGGAGTATGTTACGATGCTTGAAAACAAGCCTGACGGTCCAGAGAAGCAGCGGTTATATTACGGTAATTGGGATTATGCGGCTGATCCTGGTGTTCTTTGTGAGTATGATGCTATCTGTGATATGTTCACTAATGACCATGTTCAGCCAGATGGCAAGAAACGGATAAGCGCTGATTTGGCAATGCAAGGGCGTGATCGTTTCGTTCTTGGTTCCTGGAATGGCCTTGTGTGTACGATAAGGAAAGATAAAGAGAAGTCAACTGGCAAGTCGATTGAAACTGATGTTAAGGAAGTAATGATTACGGATGAGGTGCCACATTCCCAATCGGTAGTTGATAGTGATGGCATGGGTGCATATCTGGAGAGTTACCTTAAAGGAATTAAAGAATTTCATGGCGGTGCGCAGGCTAATAATAAACTTGAATTTGCTAACCTTAAATCTGAGTGTGGTTGGAAGCTCGCGGAGAAAGTTAATAAGAGAGAAGTAAAAATAATTTGCTCGAAGGAACAGGAAACAAGAATAAAAAAAGAAATGACGGTTTTACAATCAAAAGATATTGACAAGGATGAAACTAGGAAACGATTGATCGGAAAGGATGAAATGAAGATACTGCTCGGTGGCAAGTCGCCGGATTATCTTGATATGTTACTCATGGGAATGTATTTCCATGTTAAACCACAGTTTGTAATAGCAGCAGCATGACAGAACTGATTTGGATAATAGAAAGAAAAAATTACAGGGCGTTTTTATTGCCTGCTGAATTTCTATGCAAGTTTTGGATAATGAGATATAAAAACGGTAAAGGATTTCGATTTGAAATGAATCTTAATTAATGTCATGACGACGAAGCAGATATTGTACGGAATATTTATTAAGGGCGGCAGATGGATTATTTTTATTCCTGTTTTATATTTTGGAGTTGCAATAACTGTTTACAGAGTCAAACATAAAGAAAAGACTGAAACGCAATTGTTTTTCGATATTCCAAAAGCATTATGTTTTAAATGAACTTCATACAACGATTAATATTAGGCAAGGCGCTTGTTCAGCAACTACAAGAGAAAGCCTTGTCTGTTGCTATACCCGCATCCCAATCATTTAATATTCCACTTACGGGCGGTCGCATCATTATGCCTGCCGATAACAAGCAATCTTATATTGATAATGGTTATAACGTCAATGATATTATTTACTCGGTCATCAATCTTATTCTTGACAAAGTTCGTTTGCCTTACTGGTCGCTTTATACTGTTGTGGATGATCAAAAGCTAGCGAAGTATAACATGATGATGAAGACTAAGGATATTTCCACTAAGGATTACAAGAAAGCACTTCATCTAAAGCAACAAGCTCTTGAACCGATCGTAAATACCAATCTTCAGACAGGAAAACTTGCTGATCTTCTTAAATATCCTAATGATCTTGAAACATTCGAAGATTTTATTACTTATGGCAGCCTGTATAAACTGGTTACCGGCGATACTTATATTTGGGGCGATATACTTGGCGGAGGTGCTAATCAGGGCATACCGAACCAGCTATGGAACCTACCGCCGCAGCATATGACGATACTTATCACCGATCAGTTCCCGGCGCGCCCGGCGGCTTATAAGCTGTTCATGTGGAACCAAAGTTTTACGCCACAGCAAGTATTGCATGAGATTTATGCAAATCCCAATTGGAATATTAACGGTGAGCAATTATATGGCTTCAGCCCGCTGCGTTCAATGCTTCGCAATACAACGCGTAACAACTATGCAAAAGAAGCAACGATTGCTAAGTTTCAGAACGGGGGCTTTGAAGAATTGATTTATGTTAATGATACCCGGTTCAGTGCCGAGGAAGGGAAGCTGCAAGCCGAAGCCATAAAGAAAATATTAATGTCGCCTGAATATCGCGGTTCACAAGTTCAGGGCAGAGTGGCTGCGTCAGGTATTCCGATGGCATCGGTTCCTCTTGGCCGCTCACCCGTTGAGATGGGTTATATTGATTCTGAGCGCTGGGATGCTGTTATGTTTTGCAATGCTTATGGTGTTCCATCAGAGATGCTCGGGTTAACCAATAAGACGTTTAATAACCTGAAGGAAGCCGAGAAGGCTCTTACGCTTCGTTCAGCTATTCCTTTGCTTACATCGCGGCGCAATGCACTCAACAGAAAGATAACAACTGATTGGGGTTTCGCTGGCAAGAATGTTTACATAGATTATGATACTGAATGTTTTCCTGAGTTGCAGAGCGATCAAAAAGATACTGCTGAGTGGCTCGATAAGATGATTCTCCTGAGCCCAGACGAGCAACGTGAATATTTCGGTGTTGATGCATTGAATACTACTGAGAGCAAAGAATTGTGGGTTAAGAGTAACGGCGGATGGATTCCACTTACTGATTTCCAGGCAACACAGACTGATCAGCAGATCAATGCAATGATTAACGATACTGTTGCCGGGATGATGGGTAATAACAATAATTCCAATGGACAACAAGGAAATGGACAGGCTAATGGAAAGCCTAAGCCCACAGCAGTTGCAGCAAATTGAGAAGGTAGTTTATGAGCGCATACCGGCATCGAAGGCAGAGCAACGGGGAACGTGGTGCAGTGCTGAGAAAAAACAGATAACCAGGCTAAGAGATAATATTCGTAAACGATTAATAGCAGAATATCAAAGAGAAAAAGTTGAACGATGAACTATAATAGAGTTCTAATACAATGGATTCGAATCGGCGAAGGAGTTTATCAGGCATGGAATCCATTATGGGATATACTGGCAAGGTATGAGAACGGTAAATATATCATAAGACTAAAATCAAAATGAACCGACAAGCATTTCATAACACATTCATTACCGTCAACAGGCGATTCGAAAAGAAGTATCAGCCTAAAGTTGAGGCAGTGCTGATTCACGAAGGACTTACAAAGGCTATCCGCAATCATGGCGTTAAGGCTGGGATGATCTACGCGAGAGACACAATCCATAACCCACAACTGGCTTTAATTATCAGGCAACTTTACGTTGATGTGGGGTTGAAACATTCTCAAATGAATTATGTGAGAATGCGTAATGATTTACGGAGTTCGCGAAGCAAAGGATTGCATACAGATCAAGTTACTAAAGAACTTATCATCGACATGCAAGTAAAGGCTTCATTCGGCTTCAATCCTACCTGGACTAAGTTCATTGTTGATTATCTCAATCGTTTTCTGATTGAAAAGATCACATTCGAAGTTAGCAGAACAACAAGAGATGAATTACTGAAAGTCTTGCAGCAAGCAATCAATGAAGGTTGGTCGATTGATGAAACAGTTAATCGCATCAATGATCTTCCATTCACAGCAATGCAGGCAGCAAGAATAGTAAGAACTGAAGTCAACAGGGCTGCAAACGTAGGCGCAAGGGCGCAAAGCGATACGTTTGCTTTTCAACAGAACAAAGAATGGATCTCAGCCGAAGATAACAGAGTGAGAGGGTTAAGGCCTAGCGATCATGCTAATCATGTTGCATTGGATGGCGTGACAATCAATGAGGGTGATGTGTTCGTTGATCCACGCAATGGTGATATACTTGAGTTCCCTGGTGATCCGAAAGCTAGTGCAGCATCAACAATCAATTGCCGGTGTTCGGTGGCTTATGTTGCTAAGCGTGATACCAATGGAAGATTGATACCAAAGAGACAAACGACAACTGTTATATTTCCTAACCAACGGGTGAACCGTCAAACTGTAATGATATGATCATTGAATCATATAGAGATGAATTAAATAGAAAATTTACAGGAGTATGGGGCAAAGAAAATGTTTTTATTGATAACGATAAATCAATTATCATGAGACTATTCATCATTCGACTATTGCTTATCGCACTCTTATGGTTGCTGTTCACATACGCTATCCATTGGGGCGAAGCGTTGTTGATCGCTTATGTTGTTGAATATATTTTTGAACCGTTGATAAATCAATATCTGCACTAATGATAAAGATCAACACATCCGGCGATTATGTTCAACTGATATACGTTGATGCCATTGGTGAATCTGTACAACAAGAAGTAAAATCAGATACTGACGCTTTTGAATGTTCTTATGACTCTGATGGCAAACTTTATTTACAGTTCGGATTAATGAGGTTCGAGAATCCAGATCCAACAGATTTTACTATCAACGGAGTTGCTGTTACTGATGCAGCTGATTTCATTAGTAAACTGGATGCATTGTTTACTGGTGGCGGGGGCGCAACTATCTATACAGGAGATGGAAGTTTAAGTGGGGATAGAACAGTTGATCTCAATGGCCATGACTTAACCATAAGCGATTTATCTGGGAATTTTAAATTATACATGGCTTCGGCAGAAAAAAACATTTATCTACAATCATCGCCAGATGGAGATATTATTTCAGCATTAACATTAAATAGTGATTTAGCAGGAGATGTTGATTTCCTTCTTTACGCCTCCGATAATAGTCATAATAATGTTCGAATAACCGGGAATGCTAAAACTAGCGGCATAGAATACGCAGCAGACACCCATACATTCAAGCTGGGAACTGCGCCGCTTGCTTTCCACGCTCAAGATACAAAGGTTGGGTCAAACTCGCTATTAGTCATTTCAACTAATGACGGATTTGAAAATTCATCTATTACATCATATAGTTCCGAGATAGCTGATGCTTATGGAAGACTGAGCTTAAAAACTAATACCGATGATGGTTTTCATTGGAACATGGAGATAAAAAACGGTACTAACGAAGTAGAGATAGATGCAAATGCTGATGCTAATTCAATAACGTTTACAGCAGCGGCATTCATAACGCCAGGTGTTCTGCCGCTGGATTTCGCCGACGATGCAGCCGCTGCAATTGGAGGCGTAGCAGTAGGGCAATGGTATCATAATTCAGGAGCATTAAGAATAAGAAGATCATAAAACTATTACAATGATAAAAGAACAAGCAAAACTAAGCGATCAGGTAACAATGAAACTCAATAAAGGCTTCATTGATTCAGAACTTCCATCTTACCACATGCATCTTGAACTTAGGGGTGCATTCGGTGAGATAAAGGAAATAAGAGACGTTCATAACACTGTCACTACTGCGGGCAAGAACGGATCAGCAGATCAGATACTTGCCTCGCCAACGCTCGCGAAGCCTGGTTGGATGGCAATAGGAACCGGAACGCCATCATCGACACTGCTCGGAACGGAGATAGACAGAAACGCTTTAACCAGTAAAACAAGGCTAAACAACGTTGTAACAATGGTTGGCGATTGGGCGGCGGGTGATGGAACAGGAGCAATAACTGAAGCCGGTGTGTTCGATGTTGTCACTGCAAACACTGTGAATATGTGGATGAGCGCATCATTCTCAGTTGTGAATAAAGGAGCAGCAGATAGTTTATCAATCTCATGGACATTAACTTATAGCTAATGGCACAAACATATTTCGTCGGCAACTTCGCAATACCAACAACGGCAGCACCTGTAAAGGTTGCAACCGGAACGGCAATAAAAACATTGCTGCAGCTAGGTACGCCAGCGACAGCAGAGGTAAAAATTATCGAATGGGGAATATCATTCGATGGCAACGCGGCGTCGGTACCGGGAGAAATTGAACTATTCGGCACAACAGTTACTTCAACTGGTGGCACAGGAGTTACGCCTTCGGCATGGGGCAATGTTAATGGTCCGGCTTCCCTTTGTGTCAGTGGCGCAAGTGCAACATGCTTTAGTCCTACAGGCGAGGGCAGCGTTGCCAATTACCGGCCATTGGATATTCAACAGATCATGGGAACGAATCAATACGTGAAACAGTTTCCGCTAGGAAGAGAGCCGATGATTGCAATTAGTCAGTTCGTTCGTATCAGAGTAACTTTTGGAGCAAGTGTAAACGCTTATTGCTACATAATATGGGAAGAATAATATTAATATTATTGCTTTGTTCAAACGTTTGCTTCTCGCAAACAATCATTTACTCTAAGGTAATATTTGCGAATGAATGGGCTTATACGCCTGACTCAACATTCAATCTTGACAGCAATACCATAAACTTTACTTCGTATCCTTTAAAGAATATTTTATTTGTTCTAAAAGATGGTACTGATAGCTTTTGGCATAACTATGAAAGATGGGAAATAGTAACTACGATTGAACTTGATAGCCTTCCCAAAGCAGCATCGGGATTTAAAATAGGATGCCGTTCTTCAAGCCTGGGTTCACTGTTCGGAGTTAATATTAAAGGTCATGGTGGTGTTGCTAATCACACTTATATCTATGGTCTTGCTAACGGTTCTTCACTATTAAGCCATGATGGCTTTGCCTTTACAAGGGGAACGATCGTCAATCTATCTGTCAAGAGAGATAAGAATATGCTCATTTACAAGCTGAGCAAACAAGGCGACACAACAACGGTTAATTTTCAAATGCAGATAGGACACGAACTTGCAGCGGCTTATGATCTTCCTAAACTCATTTCAAATTTTTATATCCAATTCGCTCAAGGTAGTTTTAAAGTCATCAATGTTCAAATAAATAGCAGCGATGGGTGTATGGATTTTCTTTCAGTAGGTAATTCAATTAGCCAATCAACGGGAGCAAGCAATTACTTCAACGGTTGGAACCAACTTCTTAAAAATGATTTTCCAAACACAGCCACTTATGCTGGGGCATCATCCAAATCATCAGATGTTCTAAAGGCCTTCAATGGAATTATAAAAATAAAACCTCATTCAGTACTTCTTGAAATAGGTACAAATGATTTGATAACAAATCTGAACATTGACACACTAAAGAGAAGAATTACACGTATTGTTGATTCACTTGTTGCTAATAACATTACACCAATTTTTATTTCTCTACCTCCTATTTCAACAAGGGATGTAAGATATTTTAATTGTTGGGAGAAGTCAACTTTTTATCAGTATAAGTTCATAGATGTTTTTACTGCTCTTGCCGATAGCGGCACATATATATTTAAGGCCGCATTAAATATAGGTGATGGTGTACATCCTAATGATGCCGGTCATACAGTAATAGAAAACATTGTTGATTCATCTTTGAAAGCTATGATACCGAAAATTGTTTATTGCCCCAAGTGTCATAAGATAATAAGAGTCCCATTAAGGGGAGCGCAAAACATCGAAGTATTGACGAATATAATCATAGAATGTGCCGATAAAAACTGTAAAGGTAAAGTTGTAATTAAGAATACATAATGGCAGCATTTTTTTGGATACATGCAGGAGCTAATTCAAATTGGGCAACCAATGGTAACTGGAGCGCAACATCAGGAGGGGGTTCTAATGCTGCGCAACCTACAACCACATCCGATGTTACCTTCGATGGTGCTGGGACTCATGGAAACGAGGCATCTATAGTTTCTGCAAGTATCACAATCCTGTCGTTAACATTTACAACTGGTTTTACTTCTTCTGTTACGATTAATACGGCCGTTGTATTAACTATTGGCGGAGCTTTTACTGACCGAACGCAACACTCCTGGACCGTATCGGGAACGGGATCAATGACAATATCGGCGGCTTCGACCATAACAAGCAACGGGCAAACGTTCCCGGGGCCAGTTTCATTTTCTGGCAGCAACACGAAAACTCTTGTCGGCAACTGGACAATAAGCGGAACCCTAACTTGTGCAACGAATACGACCACAATAAACAAAACAACAGCAGAAGTTCTTTCTTGCGGCGGATGGACAGTAACTGGTATAACAGCGGGGAGTATAAACATCACGTTAACGGGGGGAACATGGTCTGGAACGAATACGAACACGGTTTCAGGAACGATAACATTATCCAGCGGTGTAACTATTTCGGGAGTGGTTCATATTTCCGGTTGTACGCTTGTCGGTTCGTCGGGAGTGACAACAACGAGTTCGACATTAACGATTGACGGTTCGTCAACATTGAATACAAGCCCTGTTAGTTTTGCAACGGTAACTATTCCCGGGTCAATAACTTTAACTCTCAGTTCGCTGCTTACAGCAACGACATTAAATTTTACCAATGCTTCTTTCACAGTAACGTTTGCCGGAACATCTGGTTTTAGTGTCGGTACCTGGTCATGCACCAATACTGCAGCGTCAACGGTTAATATGGTTAATACGGTTACCTATACTGTTACAACAGCTTTTACGGCTTCGACGTCCAGAACAGGGGCAATAGTAACATTCACCAGCGACCATGCTACAAACCTGGCAATACTTACTTTGAATAACGGCGCAAGCTGTACTGTCTTAGCGAGTTTCACCAGGATAGACGCAAGTGCAGGGAGGGCAATATGGACATTCAACGGAACAATAACAACGTGTAACAATATTTTTTCACTAACTGATGCTTTTCCGCCAGCGCAGATCATTTCGGTTCGCGCAGGCGCAACATACTAATGGCCAGATTTGGAAGATATAGCCAATTCCCTCCGCACCTCAGCACCTTTGATATTGTTGTCAATGGCGGTGCTGTGTTTACTTTGAGCTTGTCAGATACCGTCACGCTGAGCGACGTCTTTGCAAGAACATCAACATTCATATTAAGCGAGGCTGATTCGATAACGCTCGCTGATGCTATTGTAAAATCATTAACGCTACCCAGAACCGATACAATTACGTTATCAGATTCTATTGTAAGATCACTTGGATTGAATAAAACTGATTCATTGAGCCTTGTTGATGTGATTGTCAAAGCTATAACGTTAAGTAAACCTGATTCGATAACTCTTAGCGATGTATTTAGCAAGGTAGCAACTTTTATCATAACACAGTCAGATACGATCACGTTAAGCGATGGAATTACTAAAGCCGTTACATTCCATAAGTCAGATGTAATAACACTGATAGAATCAATAGCCAAGAGTATTGCGATATCTGAAGATGATTCAATAACGCTTTCTGATGTTGCTACCATTACCAGGGGCATTATAATGGCGCTAAGCGATACGATCACATTGAGCGATTTAATGACAGCGGTGAGGGGATTGGTTATTTCATTAAACGATTCGATAACGCTATCAGATATAAGTTCACTGACAGCTGATTATATACTTAGCCTGTCGGATGTATTATCATTATCGGACGCCATTACCAGAACATACGGGTTAAGCGAAGCTGATTCAATAACACTAGCTGATGCACTGGTAATGTTCAGCAGGAACGCAATCATATTAGAATCGTTAATCGAAAGTGGAGTGTCATTGGATTCACTCATTCAAACAGCGGCCCAGATAGGATCCGATATAATAACCGGAATAACGATGAGATCAAAAGTAACGAAACGAGAAACATTAGAATCACTTATAACAACTGAGGTATGAGCGAACTATTTAAAGAGCAGAGTCTACTTGAGCTTGATGTTCCAACAGGAATAAGCAATGCCGATTTAATGAGCGCTTCTGAGACTAAGGTGCGTTATCGTAAACCATCGGGAGATAAAGGAACTTGGGACGCAACGGTTAGCGGTGAAACATTGGTTTATGAGTTCAGTAACGGTGATATTGACGAGCCAGGCAAATGGATGTTCCAGAGTTATGTTGTCATTGGAAGTTTAGAAGGTTTTGGATCAATTAAAACAAGAGTATTTCAAAATCATTTATAATGCCTAACCCCAACACTGGTGAACATCAAGGTGAATTTTTAAAACGCTGCATGGGTGATGCAGAGGCCAATCGATCGTTTCCGAATATGTCACAGCGCTATGCTTTTTGTAATTCTCAATGGAATAATAAAAAAACTGTTATGAATAATTTTTCAAAGTATAAAGATTATGTTACTACGTTTGACATCAAAGATGTTGATGGAAAGAAAGGAGTGGTAACAGGATATTTCGCCAACTTCAATTCTGTTGACTCCGATGGCGATATAATCAAGCCGGGAGCTTTCTCCAAAACAATAAAAGAATGGGGCCCAGGAAGTACGCAGCCGAGAATAAAACATTTGCTCAATCACAATCCGCAACAACCGCTGGGTGTATTGCAGACCCTGAAAGAAGACGCAGCAGGATTGCTATATCAATCTCATCTTGGTACTCATGAACTAGGCCAGGATTTTATTAAGATGGCTGACAGTGGGTTGATAACAGAACATTCCATCGGTTATAAAACAATAAAGTATTCGCAGCTTAAACCTTATGAAGAATACCAGGGCAAAGACGGTGAGGCAATAAGGGAATTGCAGGAGCTAAAACTTTATGAGGGATCATCATTGACAGCATGGGGAGCTAATTCAAACACTCCTTTGCTATCTGTCAAATCGGGTGATCTTGTTAAGCGAAATGAGTTGATTGAAAAATTCTGTAGAAACTCAACGGCATCCGATGCAACAATAGAGTTTTTACTTAAATATAACAAAGAACTTGTTCAGGCTATTGAAAATTCAAAAGCCGATAATAATACTGAGCCGGTTATGGTATGCCCCAATTGTGGCAACGAAATGAGTTATGGTGATGCAGTTGCATCTGATATGACTTGTTCCGATTGCGGTAAATCAATGATGGGGATGAAAGCCACTCAGGCCACAGAGCCGAACGATCTATCCACTCAACGAGAGCCGGATAATAATTCAGAAAACACTCTGCCGGAAGTTAAACCATTTGTTGCAAGTACATGTGAGTGTCCGAATTGCAAGAAACTTAATTATACCACTGCAAAAGGTTATATCAAATGCACTGGCTGTAAGAAGATTTTTGTACCAGGGACCAAAAGCTCACTATTCATTTAATTTTTAAAACAAAAACAATGGCAGATGAAATTTTAAAATTGACCTCACAGCAATTTCAGGCATACTTCAATGCCATGAAAGATGAGCTGATGCAGGAAACAAAAGATGCGACAGGACCGCTAATGATTGAGCTTGAAACACTCAAACATAGAGATGGAACAGTTGCTACCAAAGCGCAGATAACGGCACTTGAGGCACAAATCTCAACACTGGTAGCCAATGATAAAGTAAGAATGGAAAACGATAAAAAGAACCAGATCGTTATTGATAATATTCAGGCTGAAACTCAGAAACGTCATGTTGAAAAGAAAGACTTCGGAACATCGTTCTCAGATGTTATCGCAACTGAGTTCGCAAAGAAAGAAGCTGAGATCAATGCTTTCAAAACTGATCGTCATGCAAAACTGAGCTTTGAATTGAAGGTAGGAACAATGGTTATTGCCAACGTTACCGGCGATACAGTCGCCAGCTATAACAACAGGCAAGGTTTGGTTCCCAATCAGAAGATAAATATCAGGGACATTATTCCAACAACGCCTAGCCCTACCGGTATGTTCGTAACATATCGTGAAACAGGAACAAGCGGAGCGATCGGAGTGCAGACAGAAGGACAAAGCAAGTCAGCAATTGATTACAGCTTCACTGAAATAAAAACAGTAAGCCATTATATTGCCGGTGTTGTTGATTTCACCAAACAGTTGATGTATGCGCTTCCCTGGTTGCAATCAACGCTTCCGAGAATGCTGCTTCGTGACTTCTATAAGAAGGAAAACGATTATTTCTACAGCGCTATTCAGACAGCAGCAACAGGCGATGCCGCAACAACAGGAGCAGCCAATACTGCAGAGCAGGCAATCCAGTTGATCGCTAACCAGCGCACAGCTAATTTCAATTCGAGCCTTATCATGGCTGATTGGCATACCTGGGCTCAGATCATGGCAACATCTAAAGGAACTGCTTATGGCGTTCCTGGAAGTGTCACGATAGACGCCAATGGCAATGTACGCATGGCCGGTGTTCCGATCATAGGAGCTTCGTTTGCCGATCCTGGTGCAATGACGCTTTGGGATAACGACGAGCTTGAAAGAGTAGAAACAGAAACACTCAGTGTTACCTTCTCGTTCGAGAATGAAGACAACTTCAAAAAGAACAAAGTAACTGCAAAGGTGGAATGTTTCGAAGAGTTGAACGTGCTTCGTCCTGATGCAATTATTGACACAACAACAAGCGCATAATGATCACAGTAAACGGTCAAACAATGTATTGCCCTGACTACAATCAGATAACTTCTATCTCTGATAATACAGAGATTTCCGGGCTTGCCGAACCTGTGGCAATCTCAGAAATAAAAGCCTATATGAGGCTTGAAGGTTGGTCGGGTGAGACTAGCGAAGCAACTGAGTTTTCATTCGATGACGATCTCATTGCCGAGCTTATTTCATCCTGCAGGCAGTATATTGAACAGGTAGCAAACGTTTCACTTATTCCGCATCAACTTGAAGTTGTTTTAACCAATATGGGGCGGATAGAGCTTCCTATGTCGCCGATCGTTGCAATTACCGGCATTGTTGGTGATGATGGGCTCGCTACTGATAGCGACCTTATAAAGACGATTGGTAATGATAGGATGTTCTTAAAAACCCCTACTGGATTTGATCTCACTGTTTCCTATACAACGCGTCCGCTGATCGATTCAAGGCCGCTGAATGATATTAAAAGGATGGTAGCGGCTTTGTATGACAACAGGGGTATGAGTGCGGGTGATGTTTCGAAGGTTAGCCTTCAGATCTCTTCTTATTCACGTAAAAATCCGGTAGCATGAACCTACCGATCAAACTTGTGAAGACAGAAGTCACAAAGGAGACTGGCGGCAACTGGCCGAGTGAACCGACGGTAACAAAATACTCAATGTTCGCGGAGCTTGTGCAGCCAACATCAGCATTCAGGTCTTATGACGCGCAAACACAGTTAGGGCAAGTCAAGACGTTCAGAGTAAGGTTCAACTTTGACTTGCATCCTACAGGAGATTGGAAGATTGAGTTCAGGGGTAAGGAATGGACGGTTCAGGGGATGCCACTAAAGGATGATAGACAGTTTTTTTGGCTTATAACAGCAAATTATAAAGGATGAGCTTCACGTTTGACATAGAAGGGATCGACACTATTCAGGAACGCCTCGCTGCAGCCTCAGAGGTTGTATTTAAGGAGGTCGATGCCGAGATAGGGGCTTCTGTGAAAGTAATGGAACAGGGAGCCAAAAGAGACGCACCAGTTGACCAGGGACTTTTGCGCAATGAGATAAGCTCACAGCAAGAGCGGCCGCTGGTGTGGTCGCTAATCTCTCAGGCTTCATATTCCGCCTTCATAGAGTTCGGCACTCGTTCACAGGTGCAGATACCTCCCGGGCTCGAAGCAGAAGCAGCGGCCGCAAGAGGATCAACAGGCGGAACGCTGGGAGCGAAGCAGGCCATCTTTCAATGGTGCGCTCGTCATGGCATAGAACAAAAGTTTTGGTATGCCATATTCGTGAAGATTATGGTCAGGGGTATCCGTCCACATCCTTTTTTCTTTAAACAGCTTGACGCCGAGAAGGCTAATCTTTTAAACAGGTTGCAGCAGATACTATGACACAGGAAGAAACGATAACGGCAGCATGGTACTCGATCCTTACAGGATCAGTTACTGTTGGTGCTTACACCTTCCCGGTTTATAGGACCAATGCACCCATAGGAGAGCATTCTCATTACATCCTGCTCCGCAAAGAGTCGGGTTCATTCCAGTGGAATAAGGCAGCATTTTTCAGAACGTTTGTATTGATCGTTGAAGTAGTAACAAGATTCAAGGTAATAATAAATGATAAGTTGGTAGATGATGCCGATGCGATCATAAAAGGACTTGCAATGACCTCACCCACTTCGAATAATCTCGGAGTGACAGGGCTTGTGCAAGTCGATCCAGGCTCCCCAACTTACATCGACGAAGATGATGGTAGTAATAAATACTACCGCAAAATAACAAGATTCGTTCATCAGGTGGCTTCAGAGTCGCCTTAAAATATTAACAAATGGCATTAACAACAGTCCCAGCGAATACGATGTTACTTACATATCGTCCTTCGGCTGGAGGTGCAACACTAAAATCCATTGTCTGCGAGGTGGATTCTAATATCAACTCCCAGATGCAGGTAACCACAGATGCAACAAAGTGCGGCAGCACCGTTGCGCCTGGATCAATCGACACAACAATTAGCGGTAACGCTGTTGTAAACACAACTCCCGGCACCGGCGAGGGCTCTTATGCCGATATCCAGGCATTGATGTATGCCCAGACTCAGATTGATTGGGAATACTCGAACGTGGCCGGTGATATTGAGCATTCGGGTGTTGGTTGGTTTACCCAACTTGGCAACCAGAACGCAGCTACAGGAACATCGAAGTTTACATGGACTATTTCTGTAAACGGAACTCCTACGGCTACAGCGCTCACAGGTTCTTAAAAATTAATGGAGCCGGTCAAATCCGGCTCCTCTTTTATTATGGATAAAGTTTTAGAGATCAATGGCAAAACATTAATGTTCGGCCGCGTTGGCTTTTTTGAACATATCAAAGATGCAACTGGTAGCGATCCGCTTGAATGGATGAATCAAATGTTTAATCTGTTTACAAAAACCGATGATGGCAAATGGCAGATCACTTCTATTGTTGATGAAGTAGTTGTTTATGCTTATGCCGGCCTGAACTTACAAGCCGATATTGCCGAGGTCGACAACATTACTTTCGACAAGGCCAAGAAGTGGGTTCGTACACTATCCTTTGAAGAATGTGGAAAGATCGTCAATGCCGCTGTTGAGTCAATGATCATGAAGCCTACCAATGGACAAGAGTCGGGGGAGCCTCGGAGTCAGCCCGTAAGCTGACATGGGAGCGAGTGAGGGAAATATGTTTCGGTTGCCTTAACGTCGATCCACTGAAGTTTGGTTATTACCATATTAAAGACGTTTGGTCAATGCTTAAAGGCTGGGATGATCAGACAATGTTTAATCTTACCATTCAACGGCAGATGGCAATCATAACCGGTGAGATAACTAACAGGACGATGGGCGGCAAGGGCGTTGTGGATTATATTATGAAAGTGTTCCCATTGCCTCATGATAAGATCGTTTCTAATGAGATGACGCCGGAAAAGATCACTGAGTTGATAACACTTTATAACGCTCGTCAGGCAGCAAAAAGAAAAAACAATGGCGGAACAACTTGAGATAGTCATAGGCGCGAATGTCGATGATGCCAAAGCTGGAGTCAAGGACTTGCAGGGAGTGATTAATGACTTTGCCAGGCAAGGCAAACTATCTATTGGGGTTGTCGAACAATCATTAGCACAATTAAGGGCACAAATAAAAGTAACATCTAACCCAGACGACGTTGCTAAACTTAAACAAGCATATACTGAACTCAATAAAACATTACAGCAACTAAAAATATCTGGCGGTTTAGAATCACAGCTTAATGGCATAAGTCGTTCGACAAGGCTTGCACATTCTGATCTTGATCAAATGAGCAGAAGTCTTGCTGAAGTCGCTTCTGGTAATGGCAATGTAATTGAAAGCCTTAGTAGAGTTGCTTTTTCATTTGAACAATTAAGAGGACAAGCAGGAAGTACAAAAGGCGCTCTTGCTGAACTTGGTGATGTTCTTAAAAGTCCTACTGGTTTACTTGTTGCTGGCGCTGCTCTTGTCCCTTTGCTTATTGATATGGGGTCAAAATTTCTTGACATCGCAAGCGGTTCACGGCAAGCCGAAGAAGATTTAAAAACTTTAACTGCGCAATTAAAAATAAGTCAGGAAGCAATTAAAGGTTTTAATGAAGACATTGATCAGGCTGCTGTAACTAGAAGATTAAGAATAGATATTGAAACTCCGCCGGGTATTGGCAGGACAATAAAAGAACTTGGGGCTGATCTTGATGCAGCACAATTAAAAATCCTAAATACACTTCCTGCAATCAAAAGTTATCGTGAAGAATTAGATAGAGTTGAAGCATCATCAAAGAAGGTTGCCGAAGCACAAAAAGATTTGCATGTTGGAAGTTTGGCCTTCGAACAAAATAAAGTTACTCTTGAAAATAATGCAAGGCAAATTGAACTTCTTAAGAAACAGATTCAGGAAGCAAATAAAGAACTTGAAAAAGCGCAACAGGATGTTATAAATATTCCCTTAAAAATTCAACTTACAAACCTTGATGAAGCCAGGGCAGAAGGGAAGAAACAACTTCAAGAGTTCAATAGAAATTTAATTGAAAGAGCTAAAGCAGATGCTCCATTTTTTGAAGTTCCTGTTAATTTAAAATTTGTTGTCGGTGATACCAGTGAAAGAGAATTAGAAAAAGCTAAAGATATTTTATCTGGAATTGAAGAACATACTATAAGATTAAAAATAGTTGTTCCTGATGCAATTGAATTGCCAAAATTAAAACCAGAAGTTGATCAACCTTTCTTTAAGCAACAATTGAATGATCTTATAAAGGGGTTTGATATTCCTATTCGTGCTGCGCTTGACGAACCTTCATTGGCTCAAACCGAAGATGCTATAAAAAAGATATTTTCTGGTTTCAGTGATACAAATATATTCACTCAATTCGGACACAGTGCAGGAGAAAAGTTTAGAACGGCATTGCTTGAAAGTTTAAAAGAATTCAATAAAGGATTTATTATTAATCCACAAATTGATGTCACTGATATAATTAATTCTCTTACATCTTCGCTTTCTGGTATTAAAGATATTCAGTTAAAAGTTATTAAAACTGAGACATTTGATAATGCCATAAGAACTTTAAGGGATTTACATGATGCCGGTATTGAAGCTGGTGATGCCGTTGAAAAGGCAATGTTAAATGCGGGTCGGTCGGCTGAAGATGCTGCTAAAGCTGGTAAGGCTGTAAAAGATATTTATAAAGGTATTTCTAAAGAAACCGCTGATCTTGCGCAGGCGCTTGACCAAACTCTAACCCCTGCTTTCCAAAATCTGTTCGATGCAATATTGAAGGGCAAAGATCCATTAAAGGCATTTTTTGCGTCGATTGCGCAATCTCTTGAAGAACTAGCTTCTAAGTTAATAGGAACCGCTTTAGAGAAACAAATATTATCTCTGCTGGGCATCACTTCACAGGTTAGTGCCGCCATCACCGCAACCACTGCCGCCACAACTGCGGCTGGTGTTGCCGGTACAGCTGCCGCTGCAACTGCTGCCGCCGCTGCTGCTGGTGCAACTGCTGCTGCTGCGAGTGCGTCTGCTGCTGCCGCCGCCGCTATTATCGCCGCTGCCGCCGCTAAAGCTGCCAGCGCTTCCATTAATCCGTTAGCGTTGCTGGGTTTATTGGGACTCGGGTTTGCTGAAGGTGGTGAACCTCCCGTTGGCAAGCCATCAATAGTTGGTGAAAAGGGCTGGGAATTGTTTGTGCCTAAAGTTCCAGGAGTTATTTATAGTCATGCTGATTCCATGAAATTAGTAAACAACTCTGTCAGTTCATCATCGGTCAAAGATTCGGAAACTATCAGGGAATATCTTATAGCTACAAGAGTGAGCCAGCAAGTAAAAGAATATTTCAACACTTCCTTCACTGAACGGATCAAAGAAGGTATCAGGCTGTCACTCATTCCGATTGAAACGAAGATCAGTGATAGCGTTCGATCAATGACGACTAACAATGATAAACTAACTGCTTATACTTACAAGCTGCATGACCAATCTTCGCATACTATTGAAAAGGTTGCTTCGCTTACTGACAGAACCAAAGAGGCTTCTTTTGAAAAGATTTCAGATAGTATTAAATCGTTAAAGGAATCGTTCCGCGATAATAAAAATATTTCGTTTGAAAAGATAGTTGCTTCATCAAAAGAATCATCATCTATTGCTGATTATGTAAAACATTATTCAGCCGATAAGAATGAGTTAATAACGAGGGATTCTGTTACTACCTTCAAGTCACTTATTTTATCGTTCAAAGAATCATTGAGCCAGTCAAGTATTAGTTCATCATCTTCTTCATTGAAGGAACGTTTATTATCTGAGTTCATTTCCACGACAGACAAGGATCATCTCATTAAAACTGCTTCGATTGAAAGTTTAAAAAGTATTGTGTCTTTGTTCCAGGAATCGTTTACCGAAATAATAAGTGATAAACAAGTATCGGATATTACAAGTTATAAAGACTCCATTGCTTCGATAACCAATATTATTCCTTATGGTAAACCTGACATTGATAAATCTTCACACTATGAAAAGTTTTTTGATAGGCTTGATAAAGTTATTGTTAATAATCTAACATCAACAGGAACGGCATCGAACAAGTTTACAGATCATTTTTTAACGGATAGACTAACCTCATCATTTAAACAACTTCAGTCAACAAGTACAAAAGCTATTGAACGATTGCATGAGTCATTCGTTAATAATAATGTTAGCGCAAGCATTAGCAAGCTGCACGAAAAGATCACAGATAATAAGTCAGTAACTATTGAACGCATCATTAACAACAATTTCTTTAGCAGCAATGTAAAGGACACATTCGCTTCTCAGTTTAAATCAATGTCCATTACTGATCTTCAAAAGACATTTCATATCCCGGCATTTGCGCAAGGTGGCGCTGTGTTCGGTCCTACCTTGGCAATCCTCGGTGAGGGTTTCGGCATCAGCCGGGGCAATCCTGAGTTTGTTGGAACGCGAGGCCAGTTGAGTGGCATACAGGGAGGCCAATTCGATGTGAACGTAAATGTTGATGGGGAATTAAGTTTTTCGATGGGCAAATTGGTAGCAGAAATAAATAGGGAAGTACGTTCTCAGATCAGGACAAGCGGCAAAAATCCACTCGGCTAATATGGCAACAACTTACAGAATAAGATTTAATAATGTTGAAGAACAAGCCATCGAATGTACGCTTACAGACGAAACGGGATCCCTTGACATTATTGATATTAAGGGAGCCGAAGATACCGTAAGAATAGTTTCCCAGGATAATGATGAAAGTAAATACAGCCCGATCAAGGCAAAGAAGTGTGTTATTAAGTTTCTCAATTCCCAATCCGTTAATGTAAG